ACGGCAAGGTCGCCGGGGCTAAACAGCTTGCTACCTAATTCGTCGGTCGCTTTGGTCAGAAGAAGCTGGAGAGCAAACTGATTGATGTCATCAGACTTGGCATCACGGTTGGCTTTCTCCCGCTGCGCCATGGTCAGGGGCGTTGACCAAAACTCGAACTCATCGCCGTTATCAAGAACAACCAGACGACGGGATGACTTCAGGTTGGCTGCTTTACGCAGCTTGTCGATCGCTCTTCCGGCCATGCAACTTATCTAGTTGCGTTAAATATACAACACATAAAAAAGCCCCGCCAATATGACGGGGCGGGTTATCACCACGTTCAGAGTTGGAACGTAGTTGGCTGGCCTGACAGGGCAAACTGAATCGTTGCCGTGGTCACTTCAGAGGGGCTAACGCTGAAGCTGAAGCCCAGCAGAGTGACAGGTGCTTCGATGTAAGCAGAGGTAGTGTTGTCGATCTCGCCATCGACACAAACAGTGTTGATGTAGAGGCGGATTTGAGCGCCGAGCTGATCCTTCTTGAGGGAAGAACCAATGACGCGAGATGCCATTGAGCTTTGATCAGCGGTGAACTGAACCTCAACAGAACCAGTGCCATCAATGAAGCCCGCCTGATACGTCTTGAATGACGCAAGGCCGCTGCTATCAGCGCTGCACCCACAGCTCAAGCTTGTAGTTTCGATATTTTCACGATCAAGTGAAAAATCGAAGGAAACTACATTGCAGACTGAGGTGAACTCAGTCAGCCTCATGTTGATGTGACCTCCCGGCGTGTCTTCAGACAGGCTGTTGGTAAAGGCAATGCCAGTACCCCCGGCCGTGGCTGAAACAGTGGCTTCCTTATCACTGCTGATTGAAATGATGTGATAATCAGTGTCAGCAGTTAGTCCGGTGACCAGAGTTGCACCGCCCTCAATAGAGAACTGAACAACGTCACCAACCAAGAAACCATGACCATCCGGAAGTTGGATGAGGCCAGGGTCGGCGGTCGGGAAATCGGTAAAGTCCAGCAGACACACCGAAGTGCCCGCAGGGGTGAAGGCGACTGACCCGGAGTCTCCGGTCAGCACCGTATTGCCGCAAGCGACAGGCATGATTTTGAAAAAACGAAGGACGTTCGGGCGTTCTTCGGGCGAGTTAGGTCACGGACCTAGCTCGACTAATTCTAATAGTCCCCCGAATCGTGACCCTGCTCATCGTCATGATTCTGTTCAAGCTTCTCAAGACGCTCGGCAAAATGCTTGTTTGCGTCTTCCTGAGTCTTCATTCCGCTCACTGGGCTCACTAATTGAACGTCCTTGGTCAAAGGTGTTGCTTCACGTGTGGGGTTGGTCAACCTCACCTTTCTGGTAGTAACGACAGTTGTGCCGTCATCCTCGTACCTGGCAGCAACAGCCACGCTCAGCCGCACCATGTAGAACGGCGCATCATCCAAAGCAAAGAATGCAGGGCCGGTCATGTCACCCACCCAGCCCACAGCACCGGTGGCGTTATACCCTCTGCAGCTGTTCAAATCGTTGAGTGCTTGCATCACCGGAGTGATCATCTCCTGCGCACGCGCTGGGCCAGTGTTTTTGGATGTGTAACACTCGATCACCAGCGATCCGCGAAGCCTCTCAAGGTTGCCGGTCAGCACCTTGGATGTGGTCTGTCCAAATTGCAGATTAATCGTCGCGTATTCCTGCCCGGCATCAGGAACTGTGAATGCCTGATTGTCGACATAACAGGGCACGGGCGTACTCAAGCCCGCTAAGGCTGCAATGACCGGCGCCTCGAAGACGGCTCTGACTGCTTGAAAGCTCATTTGAACCTCCTAAAGACGTTGGTGATTTGCTGGTCGATGACCCTTGGCATTTCAGCGTTGATGTACTTGTCGTACCACTTTTTGTCTGCCGTAAGTCTTGCGTTAGCGGCGCTTCGACCTCTTGGCGGATCGCGTCTGTCCTTAACGATGTCCATTGCCAAGAGTCGATATTCGGACCGGTTGCCAATCGTGTAGCCCTGTAAGTCGGGTGATTCAGGTACATCAATGTCAACGTATTGAGGAGTTTTGGGTTGCTTCGGAACCTCCAGTGGGTTTTTGATGTTGGCCTTGATCGCTGTCTTCCCAACGTTGACCTGCCAAACGTCAGAGAAGAAACCGGTCCAGTAGGGCCCAGCAATCTGCAGATCGCGGACCACAGTTTTGGTCGCCTGCTGCACCCCCTCTTCCAGCGCTTCGCGGAAGTCAGGAACTATCTGAGTCAGAGGCTTGCCCATTACTGCGGCCTCACAACAACTTCAAAGCTGATTGGGTCGTCGCCCCGGTAGGTGACAACGTCGATAACTTTGCAGTTCTTGTTTCCGCTGGGAAAGGGCACCACGAACCGGTCGGCTGTTGTGATGTAACCGTTGGCGATCTGGCCCGGATCAATGATTAGTTTGAAGTCGGACTGCTGAAAGACGCCCTCGTATTCCTGGGGCTCTAGCTCCAACATCACCGCCTTGACGTTGAACGTCGTCTCGGTGCTGCTGACCAAGCCGGTGGCCGGGTCGTAGGTGCCAGGGTCTGACACCCGGATGTACTGGCAGCTGCTGCCCCACTCAGCAACTAGGGGTCCGGCTAAAGGTCCGAAGACCTGATCAGCCTTACTCATGACCGCACCCTCAGCATCAGACCTACGCCACCACTAAGGCCCGCAATCCAGCAACCCAAGATGTCTTTCAGCCAAGGGAAGGCGGTGATGATCGCTGGATCATTACAGTTATCGCACGAGGTGACGCTGGTGCCTGAATACTGGTCGTATTCGACTTCTAGTGACCCAAGCTTTTGTCGCTTGACGTAGGTTCCAGCAGCTGCTCCCCCGCCACTACCGCTTCCAGGAAACAGGCCCGGATCAGTGGTGTATTTGATTGCCAGAGTTACTTCGGCTTCCTGGATTCGATAAGGAATCCCAGCACAATCACTGACGATGCCGTCGCAGCTAACCCCTGAGCGGGGCCATTTCAGTCGCTGCGTGTCCTTGCACCGGTCGCCTCCATAGGTCAACGTTTCCAACCAGCGGGTGGCAACAATCAACGAGAGGTTGCGTGCCTCTTCATCGAGAACTGCCCAGTCACCGCCGCCTGGGATGTTTTGTGCAATAGCCAACGCCGTCGTCATGTCGACGTAGCTGTTGCTGGTTGCCCCGCTGAGCGTGGCGTCGAGAGTCACTGCCATCAGAGAGGAACCGCAATAACGTCATAACCTTGCTTCCGCAAACTCTTGCGAACACGCTGAGCGTGCTCAGGCATTAAGTCAATCACCGGGCGGTAGTTGTCCGGCACATGCTGAGGCGGCAATCTCTCGCCAGGCTCCACATAAAGCCGGACTAATCCCATCATCCCGGTGCTGCGGTTAATTCACTTTACCTACCTAATAAAAAAGGGCTGCCGAAGCAGCCCAGTGTTTTCTCCCCTCTAGTCAAGCTAGATCAGACGTTAGCCGCAAGCGGAGAATTGACGATCAGCTTGGCTACGGGAACCAGCTTGGTGCCGTCTCCCTCGTTGCCGGTGCCTGCTGCGCCGTAGACACACTCCCAGTTACCGCCTGTTTCCAGGAGAGCGTTGGTGGGGTTGTCGGTTGCAGCCTTCCAGGACGTGCCGAATAGGTGGAAGCCGTAGTCGTGCGTCCATGAAAGTACGTCTTGCTTCGAGAGGATATTCCTGTCGGCTTCCGTGAAGAAAGCACGCTGAACACCCTCAGCAACTGAACCAGAGCCCATCAAATAGACGGGGTACTGATCAGCACCACCTGCGTTGATTGTTGGCTTGAGCATGTCATCAACAATTACCCTCATTCCCATGAAGTAGGAAACTTCAGTGCTGGTCAAGCCGATGCCGCCCCCGCCCCAGGTGATGTCACCACCGGTAGACAGTGCAGAGGTGGAGAACGTCAGAGCACCAACAGTGCGCAAGTAATACGCAACGTTGGAGTGCATAGCGATGACGGTGAGATCATCACCGCGTTCGCCGAGCAAAGCCTGGGTCTTCACCACATTGGAGGCACTAAGGAAGTTCGCCTCAGCAGCACCGGAAGTGCTGATAGACGCATCCAAAGTGTTGGGTGCTAGCGCAGTGTCGAAGATACCTTCGAGTTGTGAAAGCAGCGTGGTGGTGCGCAGCTTCAGGATGCAATCAGCCAGGTAGCTGCGGATTGCAGCCATCGGGTCTGCGCCCGAACCCAGACGTGAAAGATCGTCGGCTGCGTATGCGCCGCCACGATGCAAAATAGTCATCACCTGCTCAGCTGCGGTGATGCCTTTTGGCGTCAAATAGCCCTGGCCGCTGTCACCCCAGTCGCTAGAGCTGGTGATAACTTCCTCACTCTCAACCATCGGCTGGAAGAAAGGCACGCGAACCCTCGTACCCCCAGCAGAACAGTCAAGTGCGCTGTTGCGAGTAACAACGCCAGACTGAATCCACTGGCAACGGTTATACACCTCTTCCTGAACGTAGGAGAGGAATTCAGGACGTACCACCAAGTCGGTGAGAAACGTCCCGTCTGAATAATTCTGAAACGGTGCTGCCACGATTTACTCCGTGGGGTAAATGATCAGGATCCGCTAAGTGCTTCTGCTTTCAGCTGCTTTGCAAGCTCGGGGTTTGCCGCCTCAAGCTTCATTGCTTCGGTGAAGTTCTTAGTGCGATAGGGATTTGCCATGCCAGGTGCTACTGAGACAGTTGCTGGTCCCGTTCCCATGCCCTTAGACCCGCTTGCACTGAAGTGGTGTTGCCACTCCGTCGCAGCTTTCAAATTGGCGAGATAGTCGCCCAGTGGTTGCTCTACGCCCGATGAGAGAACAACTGGAGAACCTTCTTCGTCAACTCGAATCTGAGATTGCAACAGCTGATAGAGCTGTGTGGGGTTTACGGCGTTGGAACGAGAAATCTGCTGCAGAGCAGTGTTTTTAAGACGCTCCTGCTCTGCACCTTGAGTCACAGACTCAAGTTGTGCTTTTAATTCGGTCGTCTCGTTTAGCAGCCTGGTCTGAAGCTCCTGAGCACGCTGACGCTCTTGCTCGTAAAGCTCCTTAAAGGCTCCCTGTCCCTCTAAGTTCTCGCGAACTGCTGATTGCTGAGCCTCCTTCAGCGCTGCCATCTCTGTTGATAGAGAATCAAGCTGCTTCCGGTACTGGTCCGCTTCAAGCTTGGCTTTCTTGGCGTGTTGATTAGCCAAACC